CATGCATGTTGTCCAGCAATGTAAGCAGCGCCCTTTCCAGGTGTCGCCTAGTTTAATAAATCTTGCCTTTTCCACAATGTGCCGTACTTTTTCCACGTGGCACAACGGCTTATGGCACAGGTAGCAGCGTATTAGCACATCCAAAATTGACTGCTTTGTTTCTTCTTCCACTGTTAACGCATATCCCGCGTAGTTGAAGTGTCTAAACTGATTTACTTTACCTTGTAGTTCTAAGCAAATGGCGCACGCTGCAAATGGAAAGTTTCCTCGGTATACTATATACAAATCTTTATAGGCAAAGGAATAAACCTCTGGACAAGACAAGGTTTTCCTGCAAAACACGCATGAAATTTGCAAATTGTGCATAGGAATGTTGCAGTCCTTGCACAACTGGTCTATAGTTTTTGCAGACGTGGAGGCATTTGCACTTTCCATTATGCCCCGCTTGCTTAATTTTTGGGCTGGTTTATATATAACCGTTTTCGGTTGGAACCGATTTCGGTTCCTCCTATTTTTTAAAAAGGTAAAATTGTTATTATGTATAATAAGGAAGTGCATAGGGCGTGTGTTAACCGATACCGGTTGCAGGTGTGTTACCTTAGGTTACTCATTTTATAACCCTAACAGTAACTTTAGAAAAATGTGGTACTGGCAGCCAAAAATGCTTTTAAAAGTTGGCTACCAACTACAAAAATGTATTAAAACAGTACCCAATTGTTAAACAGGCAGACAGGATTGTTATATAGATTAGGAATGTATTATGTGGATGCCAAAACCGCGCCTATTTGTGCACCAGGTGTGTACTTGGCAACACAGTATGACCTTGGCAAACAGTATATAGGATTACATAAAATGCTTGCTGCAACAAATTGGTTACAGGATGTGGAGAGATGAGTAATAACCGAAAACGGTTGCACTAAAAATGGAGGGAAAGGGTTATAAAAAGGTAAATTAGGTATATAGAATTATAACACAAGACACACACGTACAGGGTAAAACAGGACACAGAGATAAAGTTTATTGTACACAACAAACACATACATGCAGTACATACAACAGTAAACACATACAGGCAGTACATACAACATTACACAACATGACACATACAATATGACACACAAGTACATACAACATAAACCATACAACAACATATGACACACAATATAATACAACACACATATACCATGCAACAACATATAACACACAAAACAAAAGCATGCTATCGTTTCCTAGAGCGTTTCTGTTTAGTGGTTGAGGAGGGGGCTGTAGGGGCCGAACGCTTTTTACCTACACGAACCGAAGAGCGCGCCTGCACGCCTGTTTGCAATAAAAACTTTCTACCAAGGGGGTATTGATCCAACTCACTAGAAAACTTTTCCTTAAGATTTACTTCCCAAAAACTTAAATTGGCATAGGGATTAGGCTTTGCTTTATCAGGAGTAGGCTTTTGACATGCAATAGCCTGAGACTGCACATATCTGTAGGTGTCTTCTAAGGTACCATTGGGGGGAGGTGTTAGGCCAAAGTTCCAGTCTTCCAAAACTGTAGGATTCATAGTATGAATATAGGCCATAACCTCAGCAGTTAATTTAATACTACATAACTGAAAAATAAATTGCAAATCAAATTCCTCCACATGTCTCATGTATTGTTTGTAGTCTGTACTAGTATATGTAGCAGCAGGAGGGGATTGTGTAGTAGGAGCACACACTGTCATGTTAGTACTACGTGTGGTATCCACAACTGTAACAAACAATTGATTACCCCAACAAATGCCATTATTGTGGCCTTGCGCCTTTTGTAGCCAAAAGGGCTTATTAAACAACTGTGTTTCAGAAGACACAAGAGAACCACTGGGGGTATTAAAGTAAATAGCATTGGCAAGTGTACCACGTGTAGTACCTTTAATATATAGGTCCTGGGGAATGTCCTCACCCACTGTTCCAGCCCTATTAAAAAAGTGCCTTGCAAACATTTGTTCCTTGCGTAAGTAAAAAAACAATCTATCCCCATATGGATCTGCAGCCATTTGTAAATAATCAGGATATTTGCATGTAGTGTTACATATGTCCAAAGGAACATCAGATTTAATAGGCTGCAATTCAGCAAAATCCATGGCACCAAAGCCTGTATCTACCATATCACCATCCTGAATTACACTAGTAATTAATTCTAATGCAGGGCAATCGCCTGGCTTTACAGTAACATTAGAACATTGTTTGCCTTTTCCCCAATGTTCACCCAACGGGGGAGCACAGCCTACCATGCATAACTGTGTTTGTTTATAATCCATAGCAACATTAACCCTGTTATCCTGACCAGGATTGGCTGCATAACTAGCGGAGTTTTCCACATCATCTAATTTATTTAATAAAGGGTGACCACTAATGCCAATACCTAAAGGCTGTCCCCTACCTACCTCCAAACCCGTACAGGCCCATACCAAACGTTGGCTGGAGGGGTCAAATAACGACGTGTCAGGTAAAGCAAATTTATTGGGATCTGGCAAAAGCACCTTAAACACCCTAAATTGATATCCAGACACTTTAGGAACAACGGTTTTGTTAACCTGTTTTATAGGGAAATAGGGATTTCCTACAGCAAGTAGTCTAGAACTGCTAGCATGATAAAAGATGTTGGTGCGTGTAACATAAGCATCCGTGGTAATGACCTTGGATACAGGGGCGGGAGGAGGCACATAAACCTGGTTGTCACTAGGCCGCCACATCTGTAAAAAACAAGGGAACATGTTTACGGCGTCTGCGTGCAAAATACCATGATGGATATAGATAAAATGTAGAACCATTTATAAAAACAGGACCTGTAGGTAAAGCAGGAGTAACAGGACTATAGGGCGTTGTAGAAGATGCAGTTGGAAACATTATGTCAGGACCAGGCTGTATAAACATGTCACCTGGCAATGAAAGGGGGACAGTAGTATTGCCCCATGTGGCTGACACAGCCGACCGCTGAAAGGGAGTGGATGTTGAAAATGACAATGGAACTGGTTCCTCCATAACCTCAAGGTCAGGTTCTGCATAAATATCAAATAAGCCACTGCTATCCTGTGCATGAGCCACAAGAGGGTGCAGCTCTATTTCTTCTGCAGCAGATTCTGCAGCAGATATAGGAGAAATGTCTTGAAAAAAATGCACCCGTCCACCTATATGCTTACCACTGCGCGTATGCATAGACCCCCGTTGCCCAATTCTACTAAACCGTACAAGACCACGTCGAGACGTTATAGCAGGTCTGTGTAAGCGAATGATGTCCATAAAGGCATCATCAGGAGGATTATGTATTGTATTGTGTTGAAATTGCAAACTAACATCCTCACCTTCATATACTGGATTATCAAAGGTTATAAGGCGTTGAGGACTGGACAAGAAAGCAGGATCCGTGACCTGTACTTGATGCAGGGCCCTACTATATAAACCAATACGAGGACGTGTAGCAGCTGTAGGAATAGGAGTACTAGATGCAGGATTACTATCAGAGGAGGAGACAATAAATGTATCTAAAGGTATTTCCTCTACTGGATGGGAAGAAACAGTAGAGGAGGAAATTAGCACATGACCACCAGCCTCTACGGGGGGTTGAGGCTGTATAACAGAAGGGTCAGTAAACGAGGGATTTCTAAATACACTTGTAGAGGTAGTGTTGTGTGTTGTAACAGAGACATCTAATATAGCTGGTGTGGTTGATTCAGATGTAGTAATCTCAAACCCTCCATGTGAAGGGGGCACAACCTCAGGAGCCCCAGAATTAATAATAGCAGATTCTTCAACTAAGGACACTATAGAGGGGTCACCAGGGCCAACTGTATCAACAATAATGGGCGGACGTGCAGCAGGCCCAGAAGGAATGTCAGGGCGTGGGGTAGACTGTAAAGGAATGTAACCGGTTCTGCCACCGGTACCAGAGCCTGTACCAATGCCAAGCCCCCCAAAAAACACCCCTAAACTTCCCCACTTTAATATTTGATCTGCAATAGTATTATGCTCAATTTTAGGTATAATATCAGAGGGACATGTACCTGACACCTTACAGGTTTGATATAATTGGGTGGCCGATGCACGTTTACGACGACGAGCCCTACTATGTGCCATAATTACACCATACACAGCATGTATAAAAACACTTATTTACTGCATACAGAAGGCGTTACACCCTTGAAATGCATTAACAATAATGCAATAATAGCTACGAGTAATGCAGTTAACAACCATAATAACAACCATGTATCACCATCATCGAATGTACATGTTAGCATTGTAATGGTTACTCTAAATTATGTAAAATATATAAATGCAAAGAAAACGCAGGTAGATAGCACACACACAAGGTTAGTGTATAAAACTGCAAAGCAGATGTTAGTAAAAGCCAAAGCAATAAATATAGAATCAGTGTTAGTACCAGTATGGATGTATATACAAAAAAATCAGTTATTGCTATAATTAATACAATGCTAACAAGACATACAAAAACAGCTATTACAACTGGCAGTATGGAGGTGCTGGTTGTTCCTATAGTACCATCTATAGGTATTAGGTCCATGTACAATACATACAATATTTACAATGCACTATTACAACAATTGTAATGACATATATCCCAACTTATAACTAATTGTTGTAGGTAGTCTTACAGTATCTAAAAACTGTTGTCGCTGTTGTTCATTAGCATATGTTAGTGTTACTAGTGCATGTTTTGTGGGTATAGTGGGACTGGTCCAATGCCATGTGGAGGATGCTGACAAAAACAGGTGTTTATGTTTGTCATGTAATCTGTATCTAAAACACTTTAAACAATTTGGGTCACCTTGTAATTGAACTATAGGCGTAGCTCGACAGTAACAGTTGTCCCGTCCTTTGTTATTGTTGTAATGGTTAGCGATGATGTTGTTGTTTGCACTGTCCACGGCGTCTCCGTTTGTGATACACACGGTGTTTCTGGTGTTGTTGGTGTTGTTGGTGGTGTTGGTGTTGGTGGAACGTCCTCGGGGTCTTTTACTGGGCGGCGCGTCCACGTGATCCTCGGCGGCGGTGGTGGACACTGTTGGGGCGGCCTGTGCAAAGGTGGTGGTGGTGGGGTATGAAGCAGGCCCAGCAATGGATACGTCTTGCACAGTACTAGATACAGATGCAGGAGAACATATAACTGTGCTGCCAACACACACTTCCCATTGCAACGTATTCCCATATTTTTTAGCCTCAGTTTCAAAATTTGTGTAGTATGTTTTATACCCTCCCTGTACATAATACAGCCCCCTATAGTCAACTTGTCCTTCCACCTTTACCCATTCGTCGCCGTCCAGTATATATATAAATTTCCACATAACATATTCCATAAGATTGTCTGCCTTGCAGTCATATTTTACTTCCACAGTTTGTCCCTGTTTTTTAAAACAGTATTTTGGAGGGACTAACCACATTTCCCGACTTGTGTCTTGCAATGTCCATGGCTCCATACCATAGGCAGACTTTAGTAATGTCTCTAATGTCATTTGCATTTCAATTGCCTCATGTCCCTTGGTTTGTGACACTGCTAGTGGGGGCACCACTTGCATTCCAATATGGTGTAGGCCCATTTGCCTTGCTTTGTGTAGCAGTACACTTTCGTGCCGTACACATTTCCAATGTTGTATATGCTTTTCAAGGTTATTACTATTTTCTTCATACAGTTCTAACAACTGTTCCTGGCACACATCTAAATGCTTGGCTATTGTCTCCATCGTCCTCGTCCTCTGAGTTTTGTATATCTAGGCTTGCTGATAATCTTGTAAAGAAACATTTCCAGTTTGATTCACAAAGGTCATATACTGCATTCCCATTTCTGTCAAAAGGGAATGGATTTGGAAATGTAAATACTGACACCCTGCTAAATAGGTATTTATATTTCTCGTCTTTAGTAATGTCTATGTTAGATGTTATTAATAATGGCGGACATTTTATTAATGCCAATGATTTATGCTTTCTATCAATACTCATTGGATTCCCATCTAATAGGTTTCTCATATATGTATCTATATATACCCAGCAGGATTGTGTTGCATCATCTAATAACGCTACCTTTGCATTGCATAACGGTTGAAGCCAAAAGTGACTACTTGAATTTACATAACTTATTACAGTACCTCCTAAAAATTTAATTAAACTCATGCAAAAACATGATTTGCCTGTGTCTGGTGGTCCCACTATTGCAATACAGTTTTTCTTTGGTGTACCATGCAGCCACAGCTTCAATTTACTAAGAAATGGAATAAATTCTATATTTTGATGTTTTAAAAATTGTACTATTGGTTTCCAATTTCCTGCCTCTTCAAATTTACTACTCCTGTAATGTATCCATTGTTTCATATTCATTTTTTTCATTTCTGCATTTTTATAATGCTTACACATGGTGGCACAGTCTTTTACGTATTTTGCCTGACAATTACTATTTAGAAATGCCCTTGCATTTGCATCTATGTCTGCTCGTTGTGCATAGTCAAAGGCAATCTCACTTTCATCACACAGGTCATTATCATATGCCCATTGTACCATGTCTGCTAATTTAAATTGATTGTCTGCAATACCATGTTCCACAATGGTTTGCCTTGTTATCCAGTCTGGTGTGTCTCCCTGTACTATACTGGCATTAGATAAACTACTTCTAAACCAATATAGTGCCGCCACAGTGCTTTGTATTTTTGGTGGCTCTATTAGCATGTGGTCCTCAGGAATGTTAAGCAATGTTGCCAGCATTCGTGCCACGGTAGATCTGTTTTTATTTACTTTAAATGTTAATAATGCTAGCAGCACCATTCCCCATGCATTTGTAAGCCATTGTATATGGCTATATGTTGTTACAGGCTGTATTAGGTTTTGAAAAGCGTCTGCTACACTATGATGTACCCCGAATGCTGCTACCACCCAATGCCCACATGTTGATTTGTTGCTTTTAAACTGTCTAATTAAATCAGTATATGATAACCCATAACAGTCTTTAAACTTACCAAGAAGTGTAGCCCTTACATCCTTACATTTTAACAGTTCTAGTATCCGCGTGGTTGCTGTCTGCTGTTGTGTGTCGCTATCTGTGTGTACTTCCGTTTCCTCCCCCTCTGTGTCCCTTCCCTGTCCACCTCCCCCACAACCTTCCGGTTCGCCATTGCTCTCTACCTGCGTTTGAGTTTCCACTTCAGAATTGCCATATCCACTGTCCGTTATTTCCTTTGTTTCAAACAGCCGTCGCTTTACCTTTTTAGGGTTTTTACTTAATTTTATAGCGTCCAGCCGGGGACTTATGTCGCAGTCTACTGACTGCTCAATATTACCCAAAGGACTAACATATGGACTACCTAAATACTTTCGTTTTAGGTCCTGCACAGCTGCATAATGAGCATCCGCCTCCTGCTCGTTTAACAATGCCTGTGCTTCCAAGGAATTGTGTGTAATTGGCCTGTCATCTATAAAGTCTACCATATCCGACCCATTATCCTCTACTGTTTCATCCTCATCCTCTGAAATCTGCTGTCCTGTTGTATGCTCTACTATTGCTTCTACTAAAAACCACCCTGAGCACCCCGTCCCCTCTGTACCTGTATTTTCCGCCATGTCGTTACGTTTTGGGCGCGCACAGAGGACACACTAGGCTCAGTGTACCCAGTAGAAGCGTATGTAGATTGTTGATGTCTGGTCCTGTACACTGCACAACAAGCCGAAGGCTGCGATTACATACACAACAGCAGGTTACTATTTGGTAAGGCTGTGTATGTTGCGTGGCTTGCGTGGCTAGTTCATCCACCTCCTCTTCTGAGCTGTCTAATTGCTCATTGCAAAGTAGGCCTACAGGGTCAGGTTGTAGCTGTAACACAATTTCCTTTAAGGTAGGATATTTTCCATGCATGTTGTCCAGCAATGTAAGCAGCGCCCTTTCCAGGTGTCGCCTAGTTTAATAAATCTTGCCTTTTCCACAATGTGCCGTACTTTTTCCACGTGGCACAACGGCTTATGGCACAGGTAGCAGCGTATTAGCACATC